GCCCTGTCCGATGTCGTGAGCCATAGTCTGAGCCTCCTTGCTCAGGGTTCGCTGTAGGTAATCTCGACCGATAAATCCGTGCGATAGACGGGCAGCTGCTCCCCGCCGGGCGAGGGCTCCTGCTGGTCGTCGTCGCTCCTGACAACGGCCAGCCGGATAATGTCCGTCGTCTTGTATTGTAGGGCTGCCTTGGCGGCACGGGTCAGGTTTCGCACCTCGAGCAGGTTGTCGGAGATGCAGCTGACCGTGTACGTGGCACGGATGAGCGAGTTGCTCCGCAGCAGGTCAGTGAACGGGTCTTTCAGTTGCGTGTCTCGGCCGAAGACGATGCACGGCAGGGCCGTGCCCTGCGGGGCCTGGACTTGGTAGATCCGGTTGCCGGCCTGCATGGTGACATCGGCATCGGCGGCTAGAAGTTGCCGCAACGCCTCGTCGATGTGCGTCACACTAGGCATCAGCGGCCCCCGTGAATCCGGCGGATGTCCCGGCGTTCCTGCTCGGCGATGGCCTTGCCGACGTTGTCTTCCAGCTTGCCGACCAGCCGGTCTTTGAGCCGCGGCAGATTGGCGTCAGCCCATCGGCCGAACTTGCCGCTCCCGACAAATCCGCGGACGCTGCGGAAGTAGATGCTGCCGCCTTCCCCGCCGCCAATCATGGCCACGCTACCTTTGAGGTAGGGGTACTTCTTTGCCCGACTCATCGGCACCTGCAGGGCCAACTTTGTCGGGTAGCGGTCTCGAACTCCGTGCTCAACCCACCAGGCGTGGAAGCCGAGCTCGCGATTGCTACCGCCAACAGCCCGGCGATACCCGACGAGACCCACGGCTGTCGTTGTCTTCTTTTTCTCAAGCTTGAGCCCTACGCTGCGGCGCAGGTTGCCGGTCGGCCCCTTGGGCGTCAGGGCCTTCACTTCCGGCACGACAGACTTGACGACCTCTCGGACGCTGCTGCCGAGGTACTTTTTCTGCACGCTCTTTGAGAGGGCAGTGAACCGGCGGAGCACATCCTCAACGCCCTCGACGCTGGCGACGATACGGTCCATCAGTCCAGCTTCTCCGTGACAAGCAGCTCGTGCTCGACTCGACGGCCACGCTCCACCACCGAGTCAATCTCAAACGTCCGGCCCTCGCTCACGATCCGCATCTTGGGCAGCAGCCCAGGCGTATAACGCATCCGCACGCGATGCGTGACCGTGCCCTGGCGACCCGCTCGGCCCCCGACAGCGGCAGCACGGCGATCCACCGGGTTGCAAACTCCGAGTACGTCAGCGTCGGCTCACCGATGCTGTTCGTCGTCTCAGTCGGTGTCTGGATGACAGCCTTCTGGTCCATAATGCCGGATGCCAGCATGGCTTACGTCCCGTAGAGCACAAGGGAATAGGAGGCGGTGCCAGAGTCGCTTGCTACGCTAATGGTTCCAGGCGACTCAAAGCAGCTCACGACCGCGAGCTCTCCACTGCTCCTGGCACTAACGCGGGATGGCCCAGGCTCCGAGATTTCGACGGCCGGCGTGCCCAGAAGAGCGACTCGGCTGATTTCGCTGAAACTTACGAGGTCGCCATTGGCTTTGCGATAGGCCGGTGTCAACGTGCCGCCGCTGTACACCGTGACCGCAGACGTGCCAACCGTCCCCGAGACGATTGCCACCTTGCCAGTCGTGTAGCTCGTGCTGTCGACCAGCGATATCTTCTTCAGCGACTGCACGCCAGTGCTGGTGTCCGAGTCGGCGAAGCTTACATCAACGGCAATCCGGCCTTGAATACTCATGCGTACTGCTTCCACTTTAGGGGCTCGAGCAGGGCCGCCACGCCCATCGGCACGTTCTGGCCGACGTTGCCAACGGCCTCGCGGTTGGCGTACCAGTGGCCGACCATCATCTTGATGGCATGCACCGCCGGCTTGGGCACATCGGCAGCCCCGCCGTAGCCGGCGAGGTACGTGATCTGGACGCTCTTGTCGTCAATCCGCACGCTCGGCCAGACGTCGAGGTACGTCGGGTAGACGAGAGCCGGAACGTGATCGCGGTCGAGCCGGAAGTCCTGTGTGCCGCTCTCTGCCCAGGTGAGCGTCTGCGTGGCTCCGCCTGTGTCCACATACGAGATAGTCACGGTGGCCTCCGAGCCTGTCTCGTTCAACCGCACCGGCGGGCGCGGAAGCTCAATGCGGGTGCCAAAGAAGTCATCGAAGGCCACCGTGTACGTCTTGTCTGCGAAGGTCCGGTCGCAGTAGTCCTCTGCCCACGTGGTCGCCGCGTCAATCAAGAGCCCGATGTACTCATCGTCATCGGTCGTGTCGACGACCCGCAGATGCTCCTTGGCGTCGGCCACACTCACTGGACGGTCGTCGGCCGTGCTGGCGGCTGCCACCACCAGGCTGCGGTACTTGCTCGCAATCGTGCCGCGGTAGAACAGGCTCACTTCTTGGCCCTCCTGCGCCGCCTTGGAGCCTTGGCCTTTGGAGCGACCGCCTGCTCAACGACCGGCTCCGGGGCCACCGCGACCTCGAGCAGCGGCTGCTCAACCAGATCGACACGCCCCATCATCTGCATGGCACGGGCCTGGCCCTTGGGCACCTCGACGACCTGGCCGGCTTTGTAGCCCTGGAACGGCCGCCGGAACCGCACGGAGGTTGTCTCAATGGTCAACGTCACTTCCACGCCTCCTCGGGCGGTCGGCCGCCGCTTTCCCAAAAGTCACCCGGATGCTGCAGCAGGCACTTCATGTTGCTACTCGGCCACTTGATCCAAACCTCTGCATGTCCGATGCACACCCTCGTGCACACCCCGCTCTTCAGTCCTGCCTTCTGAGCCACTTGCCAGAAGTGAATGTCGTCGTCTGTCCGCTCTGGCCCCCAGGTGCCCTCGCTGTCTGGCTTGCCCAGGAACCAGGGATGCGGCATCTTCTTGAGGGCCGCTGCTCTTATCATCGTGAATCCGAAGTGGGCTGTGTTGGCTTTCACGATGTTGTGATAGACGAAGTGATCCCGCCGCATCTCGCTCTTCCGTTCGCCGTCTGGGCTGGCCATCGTAAAGAGCGGCTCGTCCTGCTTCCGCTTCATCTGCACAGCCGCGACGATGTCGTAGTCGCTGGCAGCTGCGTACGTCAGCATCCGTGGCACGGCGTCCTGCTCGAAGATGGTGTCGTAGTCGAGCGTCAGCAGCCAGAGCGGCGGGGCCTTGGGGTCCGTGTCGAGCTCGACCATCTCGGAAAGGACACGCTCGAGGCATTGGCCCCAGAAGGCCCCCTCAAGCCGCACCGGCGAAATGCCGTAGGGAACCAGCCCTCTTGGCCAGCAGAACATGTGGTCCTGCCAGCCCAGCCTCGGGACCGACATCGCACACATCACACGCTGCGGGCCGGAGCCCGTGTCGAGCACGGCCGGCTTGATGCCAGCCACAGGTGACGCCGCGCCCACGGCATCCTCCTTTGTTGAGGTTGTCGTCAATCAGCCAGTGGTCACTTCACGACCAGGGTCGTGACGTTCGCATCAGCCGCGGAGTCGACGCCACGCTCGCCCTTGCCGAGCCGGGCCGCGACCACCACAGTGTTGTTGCTGGCGTTGGCCGTCGCTTCCGCGGAAGGCGTGACCGAGACCTGCAGGTACCGCTTCAGACCCTTGGTGCTCAGGTCAAACCGAGTCACGTTGACCGTCGCGGTGTTGGCCACGCCACCGAGGGTGTAGTCGGTGTCTTGCACGAGGTCCGTGATCGCGGCGTACGAGCCGTCCGTGTCGCTGTGCTTGACGCTCACGACGCTGGGGGCCGCCGTGTTGGCGATGCTGCGGTAGCCGACGTCGATGCTGACGGTGTCAAACCCGAGGGCGTCGATGGCCACCGTGTGCGTGCCAGCCGAGGCAAGCCCAGCGGCAGCGGTCAGCGAGATCACGCTCTTGCTGTTGGCAACAGGGTCCATGGTAAGGGTCTCTCCTTGGTGAAGTCTTAGAGCGTGAGGCCAACCACCGGGCCAGCCGTCGAGGCGTCACCCACGTCGGAGGTGACGATGTCGAAGCGGCAGAGGCCCTGCAGGTACGTCTGGTCAAACTCGATGTAGCGGTCGGTCGAGGACCGGATGGCGATCTGCTGCCTCAGCCCGTAGTGGGTGCTGAGTCGCAGGTTGCCAAACAGGGCGATGACCTGGCCGGCCGTCGGGGCCGACCGCATCGAGTTGTTGAAGTACACCGGGTAGCCCATGAACCGCTGCTCGCTGGCACCGGCCGAGAGCTCGGCTGCCGAGACGCCACCGGCACTCAGCATCAGGGGCAGCATGCAGGTGCTGTAGACCTGCGGCGTGACGTACCAGCCGGCACCGGCCCGAGCGTAGCTCGGAAGCTTGCCGATCAGCTCGGCGAAGTCGTCGACGGTGATGGCCGAAAGCGAGCTCTCGCCGCTGTCGTTAGTGCCGGCAGTCAGCGTCTCGTTCTCGAACTTCCACTGGATCCCGCGGATGCCACCGTGGGTCGAGGTGCCGTCACCAGCAAAGCCGGCGTCGTCGATCTTCTGGGCGAGCGACAGGGCGAACTCCCCTGGGCGACGAGGTCGGCCAGGTCGATTACCGAGTCCTCAATGAGCGAGTTGGGAATCCGGGTTGCGACCCGGCAATCCTTGGCCGACAGCATCACGTTGTCGGTCGCCATGTCGGTGGCCGTCGTCTCGCTGTTGTCGCTCACGAAGTAGGCGGTGTTGCCGCTCACCCGGCGAGGGACGTAGAGCGTGTTGCTCGACATCGGGATGACATTGGCCTGAGCCGGGATGGACCCATACTCATCGACCAGGCGGATCACGGTGGCAGCGAAGGTCTCCGGGATAAACACAGAGCCCTTGCTGTTGTCGTTGCTCGAGAGGGCACGCTCCTCGACGTTCCGCTCGTACCACGAGCGGTCCTCGGAGCGACCGAGCACGAAGCCGCGAATCCAGCGACCGCAGACCTCAGCGTCGTCGGTGCTGCCGAAGGCGCGAAGCCGGCCGACGTGCGGCTGCTTGCGGACGGCCACGGGCTCGGGCGTCTCAGCGACAGCCACGGGCTTGGCAGTGGCGGCGACCTTGCCGCGGAGGGAGGCGATCTTCTCGGCAATCGCAGTCTCGGTGGCGAGCCGCTCCTCAAGCTCGTTGGCCTCAGCGGTCAACTTCTCGATCTCGGCGTCTCGATCTCGGCGGTTTGCTCCTCGGTGCGATCCTCAACCTTGGCGAGGTCATCGAGAAGGGCGGCCACAGCAGCGGCCCGGTCCTGAAGCTTGTTCAAAGAAGCCATCCGTGGCTCTCCCGTTAGAGGGTGACGATCCATGTCTGTCACTCACCCTACGGCAGCCACTGCAAACGTCAGAGAGGTTGCATACCTAACTAGGTAAGGCCCGGCGGCAGACGTACTCCGCCGGCACGATTGCCTTGGAGCGATGATCGCACCGCGGGCACATCACGTACCGCACTTGATGAGACTCGCCCATCTGGCGGCTGCAGTAGGTCTGCAGCCGAGCCTGCCCGCATTTGGGGCAAGTGTCACCCGGCTTTGCCACGCGCAAAACTCCTGAGCCTCGCGGCCCGCAGCCGCGTTGATGCCTGCACGACGTCTGGCCCGACAACGTGTGGCACCGACTCAGGTGTAGCCTGCTCTGCAAGCCAAGCCTGGAAGGAACGCATGGCCACTTGGGCTGTTGTGCTCGGGTACGCCGGCTGCACGACCGGCCCGAGCTCGTAGATGGTCGCCTGCCGCACCTCGCGGATCGCTCGGCCACCCTCGTCGGTGGTGAACGACTCCCCGCCCTTGTCTACGGAAAACGTGAATGATGCACCCTTCACGTCACGCCGAGAGATGAGCTCGAGGATGTCGGCCCGGCTGGCCGGCGGCGTGACCTCAAAGCCGACGCCCTTGTCGTCGCTCCAAACCTTGAGCGTGCCGCTCGACTCCCGGCCGAGCAAAATGTCGGGGTTGTGGTTGTAGTAGCTCACTAGGTCCGTGCGGCCCCGCTGGCGGTTGAGCACCTTGTCGAAGGCCCCTGGCATCAC